ATACTTATCACGCAACATCACCCAGGCTAACGTCAATGTAGATTTGTAAATGGACTTCTGCAATAGCGGTATCAATTCGATAAAATTACATTGGAGCTCCTCTTCAATCCCCGACAGGACGTTCCAATTAACCGGCGCGAGCTCGTATTCCTTGCCTTCAATCTTGACGAGATACTTTTTATCTTTCGATGTGAGAACGTCCATTATGCCTCCAGTTTAATACCCGCTTTATCAGCGGCCTGTTTGAGTTCGGATGGTTCGACTTTACGCGCGGGCGGCTGCCCGATGATATCAGTTACTTTGTATTTGCGTTGCTTCGATGATGCGAGCGTACAGACAATGACCGCAAAGTTAGCTGCCTGGCGGTAATCCTCTACCGCCTTCTGGTATTGAAGTTCCTCAACAAAGGCGTTGAGCTTTTTAATGGGTGTTTGCCGCACGAATTTCAAGGACTCTTCATACGGCCAGTGCAAAACCAGACATAGCCAGACGATCAATTCATCCATAACAGCTCCGGGGTATTCATTTTAACCGAGTGAGTAGCCATCAATACTAATTGGCCTTTGATTAACTGATAGTAATTAGCGGTGATTTCGCCCTCTGATGGCTCAGAGAATAGATAATAGCGGGAGGCTATGGATTTGATGGCGTGTACTTTATAAACCCTGCTGTTGACGGTCTCCGTGCCGGTCATGCTTAAATCTAACGTCCAGTCATAGAAGCCGCCAATCTGTTTACCATCCTGGTAGAGAGCGCCGAGTTGACCTTGCATTATGCCGCAGGAGTTTCCAGCGCGCCGGAACCTTGGAATGTATAACTGTATCCCACGATCCCGTCATGCGCTACGGATGCGCTCACGCCTGTGATAAAGGCATCGCCTATCCAGTTATTGCCAACGGTATCAGACTCACCCAAAACCAGTAGAACCTGTGAGCCTATGCCCAAAGGTACCCCATCTTTTAAGCCTTCAAAGGTTCCACTCCAGCCGGATCCGGCGATGATGTATTCCTTTACGCCGGCGCTGCCGAAGTCCGTTGTCTCCAATGTATCTGCTGTATAGTCGATTGTCCACGATTTAACCCCGTCAACTTCTGCAATAGCTTCCACATCGTCAATGTCGAACGTCCCGTCGGCCAGGTTAGTAATCTGCTTTATGCCAACGGATAATACAGCGTTCAATGCTGTCGGTGCTACCATTTTGCAAAAGCACCGCCTCCAGGTAGCCGCGACAAGCGGCGGTAAATTGATGCTCTCTTCCGGCGCGGCGGCACCGGTGCCTTCGTCGATCAAGAATTGTAAGTCACCCGCTGCCGCGTTGACGCTTGACCTGAACCAAAAGTAAATCCCATCGTAAGACGAGATATCCTTGGATGAGATATCTTCATACATCATCAAGGCGGTGCCGGCTAAATTAAGCGTCGTGCCCCTGACACAGTTCGTCCCTACTTTGCCGGTGGTGGTGCTGACCGTAGTCGCTGCCGTGCCCTGGACCCACACATCCTCGCAGTCCTCAATTACGGTCGCGCCTGTATAGACGGCTCCTGTTTTACCTGCTGTGTGCATACTTCACCCCCTTACGCGATAGGAACGGTCAATGCGCCGGTGCCCTGGAATGTGTAACTGTATCCCACTATTCCGTCAGTTGCCGCGCTTGCCGACACGCCCGTGATAAACGCTGTCCCCGTCCAGTATGCCCCGGCAGCTACCTCGTAGAGTTTCAATGTAATGGATGCGCCGATAGTTTGCGGCACCCCGTCTTTGTATCCCTCAAAAGTTCCCGACCATCCTGACCCGCCCATTACAAACGTCTTAACTCCTGCGTCTGCGAAGTCCGTGGTCTCAAGAACATCAACAGTATAATCCAACGTCCATGATTTGATTCCGCTTACTGCGGAACCCGTGTCGATCTGGCCTGACTTGCCCGAAATGTGCGCCATATTATGCCTCCTTGATGATTTCCACCACGGTATTGCGTCCCTTAACTATCGTGATAGATTTCAGGTTATATTTTCCAAGTTCCTCGATGTTTAACTTTCCTGCGTTGATGTAATCGCTGTTCGGTATTTCAAGAACCTGTGCCTTATGCACTGGTTTAACATCGTCATTCAATATCGCTGTGTTTTTAACCTTCTTTATCATAAGCTCCCCCATACCCTGAACCGCATCGGTATCTGATAGACGGGTTTATCAGGGTCATCGATAATAACGCTCCCGACATATTCCCGGACACACTTCATGGCAGTATAGCCGGTGATCGATAAAGCAACATTCTGCAGGGCAGTATTAACCAGTCCCGCTAATGTCATGACGTGAGCGATAGATGTCGAGCTAAATACATTCACGTAAAAAGTCATATCTTCAATGATGGCCGGGTTTTCAAACGTCCCCATTGAAATGTCTGTTAGTAGGCCGAATACCACATAAGGCAATGTCGCTGTCTGTGGGGACGTGGTATTGTATGTTTTCTTATCGTAGCAGGTCCAGACCAGTGTCCCGGCCCCGTCCGCCGTGGTGCCGCCGTCCGTGGTGCCCCACGAAGGCTCAGTAACCGCCGCCGAGGTGCCTGCTGTCGTGCATACATAACAATGATTGGCATAGGTTGTCGGCTTCATGATCGCACCCAGGGAATAAGCGGTGCCGGCTGCCCATGTCGTGGGCCACAGCATTAGTTTGTTTCGGAAGGCTGTCGTAAAGGCGCTAATCATCTAATAAATCCTTTATGCGTAATTTGCTACGCTCGAAAGCAGGGAATAACCAAGGCCGATTCGCCATTTTTGAAGTTCCATGCTCCAGCCACTTTGAATAAATAACATTGGTTCCAACGCGTCCGATAATATCATCCCCAATCTTTTCTACCTCATGGGTAATTGATGACCTTAACCTATCGGTATCAACTGCCGGGGGTTTACCGGGGGCGCTTGCTCGGTGTTTCCCATAAAGTCTACCTGTCCCGGGCACTGAAAAATTCTCTCTGGCCTCTTTTTCAACGACCGAGCAGGCCTTCGGCATATTCTTTTCCAATCTGGCTATTATTTCACTGAATCTTTCATCCCCGTACCAAACCAGTGTTGTTTTTTCAATATTCATTAGTCAATCTCCAGCAGATCAACTTCTTGATGGCCAATCCCAGTAGATAAGTTTGAAGGTAATCTGATAGATTTGATGTGGAAGGTACGCGACCCGTTCATTAGCTTGCTTGTTTCCGTTAACGTAACGGACGCGTCACAATATAGACAATGGGTAGCATATACCGTGATTTTGTCAGCAGATACGCTTTCAGTGTTGGCATATTTACCATAGCCGCTTAGCGTAGATAACCGGCCCTGAAAGGCGGTGCCTGCTGTCCACGTCTGCGTTTGGCCGCCCACTCCATCGTCTGTTACGGCCAACGTGTAAGGCGTGAACGTGTCTTTTAAGAGTTGCGTGAAGCCCATTAAACCATCACCTTGCGGTAATCTTTGAGGTAATCGTTGCAGATCGTGCTGGCCTGGGATTTATCCAGGGAATAAGAGTAATCCCCCAGGCGCTCGCTTGATATCCCTGCCTTGTTGCGGTTCTGATAAACAGCCGATGCCAGGGCTAAACACGCCGACCACACATCAAAGGGATACTGATAGATATAGATTGACTTGGCCGTGTCATGCGTGGCCGCTGTGGTGCCGTTGACGCCCCGGATAACGGTCAGCGTGGTGGTGGTGATGCTCTCGATAAACATCTGCTCACTTTCCACCAGAATGGTTTGGCCGGCGCTTAAATTGGTGGCCGCCGTCACATCAACCGCAACCTCGGTCGTGTCAAGGGCTTCGTTGGTGGTAGTATCGACAAGGTAAGGCGTGGCGCTTATGCCGTCGCCATATCCCCAATTACCCACTATCTGCACAGACTTTTTACCGGCGCCGAATCCTGAGTAATCAGAGTCGTCGCTTGTCTCAATGTAAATCTTAGGGTAAGTGTTCAACGGGTAAAGGATATAATCGGTCGTTGCATAGGTGTTGTCATAGTCCAGGTCGCTGTCCTCATCGGTTTTTAACGTGGTCACTGCCAGTAAATCATCGATCCACAGGCGCGCGGGGGCCGCGTCGAAGTAGCGGGTCTCGCTTTTGACAGCAAATGACCGGCCGCAATACTTATCGATCATCCTGGACGCGGAGTCAATGATTTTGCGCATCAGGGTATCGTCTGTAGTAGAAGTTACCGCAAGTGCGGTTTTTAAGTCTGCAATCGAAGCGTAACAATTCATCTGTACACCTTCTCACAGATCGGGCAGGCTTTATCGCCCGCCGAGTTTACTTTAAGCGGCCACGCGCAGTCCGGGCACTCATTCCTGGCCAGCAGTTCTTCATTGATAGGGGTCTGCGCCTTGTTAAAGTCGATGATGTTTTTTAGAGTTTCCATAATTACGCCGATGCCACAACAATACTTAAAGCCGATAACGGCTGATAGACCAGGAACCAACGTATCTTCCCGGTGTTAGCCGCACTGAAGGTTGCCTGCAGATAACCAGGCGTGAGTATCCAGGGCAGCATGGTCGTCGACTGTATAAATGAACCTGCTGTTACCGGGGTGAATACACCCAGTGCTGTACTGTCGATGTAATAGAACGTGCCCACTGCATCGGTATCAATCCTCACAGCCGTAGACAATGCAATGTCCGCCGCCGGATCTGTGCAGGCGTGCTGGATAGTGACCGTTGCGCTTGTATTGCCTATCAATGTGGCAACGATTCCGTAAAAGCCTGTTACCCGTATCGGCCCGCCGGAGATAGTAAACAGGTTATCGTCACCGATTCCGCACGAGCCGTCTGTCTTTTCGATGCAGTGTTCTATGAGTTTAGCTTCGTTATATACAGTCATGGTTAGCCTCCTAACCGTTCATTCTTTTCATCGACGGTCTCCTCTCGTCTTTCAACGATGACTTCCTCGGTCTCCTCGCCCTCTTTTATAACCTTGATTTTCTTTTCTTTTGCCATTATTGTCCTCCTATGAATCGCTCGTACAGCGGGATATGCTGCTCAGTGAGCTTCTTTTCTTTGTTGAGTTTCTTGAGTGCCTCCACGATTATGTCCGTAGCCTTCTCCCCGATCTCAATGTCCTTTTTAATGTCGGCATCCTCTTTCCACATTATCTGACCATCTTCATTCTTGAATTGCAGTGCCTTATGCTCTTCCTCGGAGAATGACAGGTTGTCTTTTAATTTGCTGATTATTTTCAGCATGGTAATGTCGCCTTCTTTGGGCATGATATTCAGGAGAATGAGCCGGTCGAATACTGATAAAATCATATCGCTCCTATTAAAATATGGCGGTTATTCAAAGCCAACTCCGCCAAAGGCTCAGTTTACGCGGGTTTAGGTTCAGTCACGCTTATGCCATCGGGAGTCCTGCCAAATATCTCAATGCCCTGCTCTATTGCATAGTCATAGGCAGCTTTGATATTGTTTTTATCCTTGTAAAGCGTGACCGAGGTGCTTGGGTTTATCCTGAGTTTAATTTCGTAGAGCGCCATTTAGCACCTCCTATGAGGCTGTCCATTGTGCATCGAAGAATACGGGGATATAACCGAGTTGCCCGGCTATGCTGACAATCATGGCAGCGAAGGTGTTATTGGTTGTCATCGCGGTGGTCGATGCCACAAAGCCGTTGCCCATCGTGTTAGAGCCGTAAACGACATCATAACCGATTGCGTCAACAGTCTCAGCATAGATGGCTGCGAGTAGGCCGGTGGTGGTTGCTCCGGTTACGAAGTTGTTGGATAGTTTCAGGCCGCAGACATAACCCGTTGCGTTGATGACTGCATCAGCGGGTAGTGCTACCCATGATTCCAGGCCGCAGACGAATACGTTGCAACCGGACGCTCCGCCGACTACGGGAGCCGCAGCGCCGCCCATTTCGTCATTGAGGTATATCCAACCGCCAGCGCCGGAGATATTCATGTTATCTTCGGTGGCGATCAGGTCATACCCGCCATAGAACACGCCTTCAAGCGCCGTGGCGCTCCATCCGGTTGACCAATCAACGGACTGAGTAAAGGTGTGGCAGGATGATTCGATGCGGTCAGTCGGGTCGTGGCCGCCGTCATTTGCGCCGACTACAAAGGCACGTGTCCTGCGTGTGCTCACGCCCGCCAGGGTGACGCGCGTGCCGAGTTCAAAGCCGTTTAACGTGGGAGCGGTGCCGCACTCCGGCCATCGGCCTACCTGAATTTGGCCGTTGCTGTCGCGTACCTGCTCAAAGATTAGTTTACCAGTTGACCATTTGGTTTTAACGTTGGTTACAGGCATTGTTACCTCCTATCCGTACCTTTCGGTTTACAGGGAGCGGTTCCCCCTTTCTTTTTAGGCGGAGCGACCTTATCCCTCTCCGCCTTCTTGTTCTTGTTACGTTTGGGGATGGTCATGTTTAAGTGAGTGCGCCAGCGTTAGTCTCCTTGGGGTATTTCGGCCAGCACAGAGCGATGATGGTATTTATCATGCTCGCAGAGCCGGGGTCAGTGAAGGTCAGGCCGACGTAAGGCTTATCAGCCGTGGTCAAGTCCTGAGAGTCCACGTCCACGATAACGGTTTTCAGGGTTACCGTCCCGTAGGTCAGTGTGAGGCCGGTTGATGCAATCGCTGTGACGTCGCCCATAGTGTCCGTTCCAGCGGCGGCAGTCAAGCGATAGCGGGCAGCAATGGCGGTTGACGTAGACCCGGCGGTGGCCGCCGACTGAGTGACCGTCATTACAAAGCTATCACCGGAGCAGGTGCCGAGGTGGAGGATAAACTCTACCTTCTCGTAGAGCTTCATGTTGATGTGCGGCGCGACAAAGGTCGCGGTGTCCGTGGTTGTTACACGGAGAGGAACGATGTGAATATCCTGGGCTAAGTTCATTTTACCCATTTAATTACCTCCTGAATTTGATACGGGGGCAGGTTTCCCCGCCCCCGGCTGGTTAGTCAAGTTTAGGTGCGTGTGCTGGACAGGGCGACGAAGGGGCTCTGGTAAGAGGTCGTGCCCTTATACGGGGTCAGGTAAGTGTCCCACATGGGCTGCCCGTCGCAGCGGTAGACAAACCTGAAGGCGGTCTGGTCGGTCTGGAAGTTGACGTGGATGCTCGAAGCGCTCGCCATTGAGCCTTTGTCGATCATTACGTACTGGGAGAGGTCGGCCAGGATGATATCGCCCACGGTGCCGAGGGCAGCGCACTGCTCGCAAGGAATGACCGGGCGTCCGAAGAGCGTCCCGTAAGGTGCGCCGGACAGTCCGCCAGCGGGCATATAGACGGCGATGCCGCCTGCGCCTACTGCGAGGCCCATGGTGTAGAGCTGCGGTTCGATGTTCTGGTTG